CTACTTGTACCAATTGTTTTTTCAGTCGCTTTGCTTGTTCCACGGTTTGTTTCTGTTAGAACATTTGTATCAAATGCTGTGGTTGTTGCAAAGTTAGTTGCATACGTTGTGTTAAACGTGGTTGTGGTATTAAACGCAGTTGTTGTTATAACACTTGTAGCTGTACCAAATACTGTAGTTGTATTTCTGGCAGTATTTTGTGATACAGTAGTTTGGGTTGCTACATTTGTTTCAAATGCTGTTGTCGTTGCAAAGTTAGTTGCATATGATGTATTGAATGTTGTTGTCGTATTAAACAACGATGTTGTTGACTTACTTGTATTGTAACCAGTGTCAAATATTGTATCAAATGTTGTTGTTGTGTTGAATACAGAAGTTGTTGATTTACTAGTTGATGTTAATTTATTGGTATTGAAGATGGTATCAAATGCTGTGCTAAAGACAGTAGCTGTTGACTTAGATGTATTAAATACAGTTACATAAAGAGATGTTGTACTTCTTGTTGTTGAACCAGCAGTATCAAAAATTGTAGCATAGGTAGTTGTTGTGTTTGTTGCCTTCGATGTGTTAATAGTTGTATCTGTGGACTTTGAAGTGACAAAGTTTGTGTCTTTAGATGTGTCAAATACAGTGGTTGTTCCAAACTGTGATGCATAGAATGTATTATAGACAGTTGAAGTTGTTTGAGATGTATCGGTACTCTTACTAGTTGAGGTAGCAATAATTGTGTCATAGACAGTATTTCTATTTGTATTGTAAGCTGTCTGGGTAGCGTAAATTGTTGTATAAGCAGTACTATAAACTGTTGTAGTTGTTCTACTACTATCAAAGATTGTTGTTATTGTTGTATTATAAATTGTAGTTGTTGATTTATTTGTTACGCCAGTAGTTTCAAATACTGTTGATGTTGTTTTTGTTGTGGCATAGGATGTAACAATAACTGTATCAAACACAGATACTGTATTAAATACTGTTTGATAAGCTGTATCATACTGAGATGTGGTGTTCTTAGATGTACCAATGACAGTGTCAAATTCTGAAATGTACGCTGTCGTTGTACTCTTGGATGTTGCTGCAGTAGTATCGGTAGATTTAGAAGTAGAGTATGCAGTAACAAACGTTGTCGTAGTACCCGTTCCAATATTTGTATTGAATGTGGAAGATACAATGGTCTGGGTGCTATAGGCAGTGGTTAGCTCTGTTAGTCTGATTTGCTCAATCTGGAAGCTAGTCTCAAGAATACTTCGTGGTGTTTCTTTTCTAATTTCAACAGAAGCATCAGCATCAGGTGCATTGGCAAATATAACACTACCACCAGAAATGGTATAATCGGTACCTAGTACCTGCAATACTCCATTTACTTTAACTGTTAGTGTACTCATGCTCCACCCGGGATAGCAAACGTCGTCGTTGACCCATCCCCTATATATGCTTGCTGTATAACGTCTGGTGTTGCAGCCGTGACTTCATTACTCACAAGAACTCTACCAAACTTCTCAACACCAGCTGGGTGCCAAAGCTTTCTTAGAAGGTCACTATACTTATTGAATACAACCGATGATCTTACTTCATAAGAATAATCTTGATAGTAATAGCTATCGTGGATATATTTGTCAGAGTTTAAGAAACCACGAGTCGATTTGAAATTGCCTTCACCCTGACCCTGTCTTGTCAGTAATACAGTGCCAGATGTTATTAGGTTTGTGTTAGACAATGAAACAAGAAGGGCTTCTTCTCTTTGTTCATAACCTAGACCTGAGTCAATAACTTTGACTTCTCCCAGAGCATCATCGCCAAATCCAGCAACGCCAGTCACAACGGCGTTGTTGCCAAGATACCCATTGCCACGCTCGCCGCGACCTGCTGGGTGTTCTCTATCAAGTAATTCCATTAGTCCTATTACAGTATCTGTGACTGTAATTTGTACATTGGTTGTATAATCTTGGCCAGGATTGGTTGTAAAGATTTTTGATATTGTACCAACTTCATAGTTTTGATAGCTCAGAGCATCTCTGAGAATTGTATCAAATCCTGCTGCGACATTTGAAGCAAGACCATAACCACTTCCAGTTGGATAGGATAATTCACCAATAAGGGTATTATCAACGTTGTTAGCTGTACCAATATAATTTAGTGTTTGGCCAATTGTATTAATTTTTATAGCTGAAGAAAAGAGATATTTAACGTCTGAAAGAGCACCAATTCTTAAACCTGCCTGGTCGCCGCCACCCGCAATTACTGGCACTAGGTTTGCGCCAAGGCCTGCTGAGGCTCCGCCAGTTGAGTTTGCTATTGTAACTGTGACAGTAAATGCATTTGTTGTTAAAAATCCATTACCGCCATTAACTACATTAATGTTATTGGCAAGAATTACACCGCCAACACCCAAAGCTCCAGCTAAGGTTATTGTTGCATTTGCTGTTCCATTTGAACATGTTATGACATCTGTATTGCTATAACCTGTGCCACCGGCCTCTATAACAAGCCCTGTGACAGGACCTTTAATCAAGAAAACAGTATTATTAACAGTATAACCTGAGCCGCCATCTTCAAGATTAAACGAGATTGTACCATCGAGTTCTTTTAATTTTGTTACAACTACCTTACCTCGAGACCCTTTACCCTGAACTTCAAGTATGTCTCCAACAGTATAACCAAATGGTGAGCTTCTATTTGAAACATCAACTTCAGTCATTGAACCAATAATCTTTGGTGAGTTGATTGCTGTTACAGATGGAACCTCGCCTTCTGGTAATTTGGATTCATCAATTAGAACAACTTCATCATGTCTAAAGTTACCAACCACATCCGTTAGATAAAAGATGTTTATGTTTTTGTTGTTGATATATTTGGTCTGGAAACTTTCAACATAGGCTCTAGCGCCAGATATACGGCCTCTAATAAACTCACCAACAAATAAACTATTGAAAGGCTTAAAGGATACTTCTAGGTAGATGTCTCTATTCCAATCACCATCTGATAATCTAAAGACATCATCACCTGGTTTATAAACACTGATGTTATCAGCAAACAAAAGCTGGAACAAAAGTTTTAAACCACGCTCTGTACCCTTAGACCCGTATACTTCCTTAATGTGCTTTTGTAGCAAAACCTTATCGCCAGCAATATCTTCTGGGATAGGGAACATATATTTCTTTTTAAAATTGTTGATAAAGACATCTATGGTTTTATCAATATCTCTATATTCTAGCAATCTTCTGGAATCGTAGACAACCTGGTCTTGAGATTCAAGCCACTCAAAGTATGCTTTTACAAATGCAATGAATAGAGGACCCTCTTCCTTATAGACAGAGGGGAATTGATTAGCAATGAATGGTGATATGAACTTTTCTAATTCTTTCATTATGCTCTGATGCCGCGCGCAGAAACAACAAGGTGTGCAGCTTCAACCTGAAGGACCTTATTGGCATTTGTTTCTATATCTAACTTCTTTGTTCTACCATAAATTTCCAATTCATTATCTAAACCAACATCTTCGTATACGATAGCACCAATGGATATTGTACCATTAGTATAATCTACTGTACCAACTTTATCCTTTAGTAGTTGTACTACACCATTAACAGTAGATACAATCATTAAATTGCCTTGGGTGTCGTCTTTAATCTTAGCAATATAATCTATATTATTTAAGTTGTATGTAAAGAGAGATGATTCAATTGTAGCAGTTGTATCCTCATAAATTTTTCTTGATGTGGATACTTCTTTCTTCAATTCATTCTCAAATGAGAAAGCAATTCTAAATGGAATACCTGTATCAACTTCAACATGCTTAATAATTCTTAGTTCTGTATTATTACTAATAATAGCAGCTTCTGAATCATCAATTGCTTTAACAAGTTTTGAGTATCTAAGATCAGAACCAAACTTAGCAAGATTGGCATCACCAAAATTAAGAATGGTCGATTCAACAAGAGCTTCAATATCTCTTTGCGATCTTGTTGTTTCGTTAATGTTGTATAGAACTTCCGTTACAATTTCTGCAAAGAAGTATTCTGGATCTACGACAACTGGATCAATAGAGATAGCGGATCTTTCCTTGAGGAAGTTATAAATCTGCGTCTTCAGTGGTGTGGGTAACTTGATGCCACCAATTGGCTTAGCCGCAACAATTACCTTACCATATTGCTTAGGTTCCGTCTCTTCACCACCATACGCTGTAACAATTTCTAGGGATGGGAATGCCTGCTTTGTTAGAGCAATATAATCTTCTACTGTAACAGCTCTATTCTGGGTAGGGAAGTAACGAGGCGCATTAAACTTAATTTCTTCATTTGTCTCGTGTTCTGCACCGGATGCGGCAGCACTAACTGTCGCTATTGCTATAGAAGGATAACCCTGGATGGCATTTGGAGCAGTGAATGCTTCAACGCCATTGGCATCAATACCATTTGTTTCTCTATAGTTTATAGTAACTAAATTACCATCTGTAAGTTCTTTACCAATATCACCATTACCAAAAACAAGTTCGTATAGATGGTCTTCGGCACCTTGTATAAAGTAAATGTTGTCTGTGTTGTTAAGACCAAATAGGAAGGTTTCTCTATTATACTTTGTTTCTGTTGTTGCTGTGTTTGATTCTTTAATTGTAACATTAATTGAATTAATGTCTACGTTGGCAGATTGAAGTAGATAGCGCGATGATGCATTGGCTACAAATACTTCTTTGACAATATTACCTTCGTAAATTGCAACATTAGATACTGCATAGACACCGTCTACGGGTCTAACAATAATTGTTTCATCAGTCGTAAAGAAGTAGGTAGTATTATCATCTGTCCTACCATTAACCTCATAATATTTTGGAATTGTGATAGAATCAGGGGCATCGGTAGGTGTAATAGTAATATTAACATAGGCAACAGCAGCTGTTCTAGAACGTGGCGTATAGTTCAGTTCCTTAGCATGCGAAACAATGGATTCTCTAAGTTGAGATGTATCTAAGAACATCTCACTACCAACTAGGTTCAGATACACACCATTCATGAAGGTATTATAGGCAAGAAGATCAAGCAATACAGATAAGTTTGAGCCTTCAAAATCATAATCTTTGAATTGCTCTTGCTGGGATAGAAAAGTTTTTAAGCTAGATTTGTAGTTCTGTAGATCTAGCTCAGAAGTTGTTAAGAATCCATTTGCCATATTATCTTATCCTCTCTAGAGCAACTTCAAGTGTTTGTGGTTGCTCAACTGAGTTAATTCTAAATTGTATTGTTACTTCGTAAGAATTTCTATCATAATCTGGCGTGGCAACTACCTTATCAAGGATTGCCCTAGGCTCATAATTCTTAATTGTGTCTGTTATATAATCTTCTAAAACTGTTGTTGTCATACTAGACATAGGTTCAAACAAAAGAGCTCTGACATTTCCACCAATTTCAGGATCTAAAAGTCTTTCGTATCTGTTAGTCAAGACTAAACTTTTAATGGCTCTCTTTACACTGTCAACCTCAGTAATTCTATTAAGATCACTGTTGAAGGGATTTCTGCCAAAGTTGATACCCAAATCAGAGTATCTGACATTCCTCTTAATAAATGTTGAAGTTGTTTTCGTGTAACTAGACATATAAAACCTCTATATCAAGGTTATTTATATTAACCATTTGCAAATACATTTGGTGAACCCTGTGCAATTATATTAGCTTCAGGTGTTCCAGTTGCATACTCATCTCCAAGTCTTCCAATCTCTCTATTACCAATAAACACATTAGGAGAGTGTTTATCAAGTACAGACTCATCGGGGCCACAGCCTTTAAGTGTATGTGGCTCAACCTTATTACCCTTGACAGGTATAAGTTTGCTATTTGCGAATACCGAACGAGAGTTAACTTCACCTACAGCCGTTACTATAGGGCTAGCACATCTTGTACCAGAGCCTGTTGGGGAATCAACCTTATCTCCCTTTCTAGCTACAGCACTCATCCTAGTTTTTGCCCAGGCTTTAAGTCAACAAACTTGTTACGAGCATGGATTCTTGGAACACTCCATGTAGCCATTGGGAGGGCATGCTTAGCCCCATCTGCATAGGCAATATGCAACCAACCAGGGCCACCACCATTTAAATTATATTCTAGGAAAAATTGCTTAGAAATTTTACCAACAATTGGGTATATCTTTAATGCAGCTTCATAGGCTGACATACCAAAAACATTAAAGTCTACAGCTCGGCCTGTATTGTGGTCCGACTTGTTGTTTGTTCCACCACCAGAAAGCTTAACATCTGGTGTTCTAAAGCCTGAGGTTATTGATACTCTAAACCCCGCAGCTACAATTGGTTCCATAATATTCTCAGCATGCTTAATAATATTGCATAGAATATCTGCTGCAGTTAGACCGCCTTGGTCTCTCAACTTTCTTGTTCCATTCTGTGTATAGTCTGCCAGTGTAAAGTTTTTTGATACCTTTACCTTCTTATAATCATCCAGTAGAATAATAGAACCACACTTAACATCCTTATTTTCACCGCCAGCAGGTGGTGTGTCAGAAGCACCTTCAACTGGTGGTGTATTGTCAGCTGGAACTAACCCATTAGATACAATAACATTGTTATATTCTTCTAATGTTTTTTCAACATCATCATCAAACGCATAGACTTCAAATACAGTTGGACCGCCAGCCT